GCTTTTAGTGGGGTCACAAACGTATCAAGAGCAGGTGTAGCTTTACCTCTTGTTTATGGAGAAATCTTTGTCGGAAGTATAAATGTATCAAATGGAATTGATACAGACCAGATTGTGGGGTCGGTATAATGGCAGAACCATTTAGATTTGTACCAGGTGAAGATCCAGATCCATATGAGCTTTCTTTAGCTCAGGAAAATCATTTTTTTGGCCACATAACAGATCAACAATTAGATAATCTTTTTAAAAGTGTTGGACTTGCTGGTCTTGGTAATGATGTCGAATTTGATCCTTTAACAGGAAAATTAGTTAAGAAAAATGGAGTTGCTATTGAATCTGCAACATATTCACAGACAGGTACAACTGGAACGATTACACATGATGGTGATGTAACAGTCCTAGCTGGTGATAAGGTATTCATTGATCATATTCAAGCTGGAAATATAGCACCAGGTGAATTATTCGTAGCCTCAGTAATTTCTCCTACAGTTTTTACAGTTACTCAAACATATTCAGCTTCTCAAAGTTACGCAATTACATTTTTTATAGATACAGAACAATCTGCCTCCTACTCTCAATCAGCAGATACCATCACTGTTACTCATAACGGCAGAGAAACTTTAGAAGTTGGCGATGTTGTTGATCTTAATGTTTCTACTGGTTCTAGTACGACAGAGAATGTAACTGTAACTTCTGTAACCTCTCCAACTGAATTTAAAGTTGAAAGCAGTACTACAGTTTCTACATCAGGTGATGCTACTTTTACTAAACAAAATTCAACTAATTTAGTTGCTGGTGATATTGATGGTATTCAAACCATAAATAGTTCTATACTATCCAGCAAACAATCAAACAATTTAATAGATGTATTATCAGAAGGTGAAATACATGGTTTTCCTGCCGCTTTAGACGCAGGTTTTACAAGAGGCACTGATAAGTATAATATTGCATCTTTAAAAAATGTACATTTAAATGGAACACCAATATTAAAGAGTTCAGCAGATATAAATAATCTTACTGAAGGTGATTTTAATTTTGCCAGAGAAGATATAAGTTTTGAACCTCGATTCGGTACTTCTAATCAAACTACATTAAATACTATTAATCAAATAGAATCTGAATTTGGTGTTGGCATAGAAGTAACAAAAGCAACTCCAGTATCAAGATCAATATCAAATCAAATAGATAAATTAAGAATTACTATCGCTTTTCCATCACTTCAGCAATTTAATACATCTGATGGTTCTACAAGTGGTACGCAAGTTAATTTAGCTATAAAAATTACAGAGAATAATGGAATTGAACATAGTGTTATTTCAGATACTAAAGGTGCTGTTATTGGTAAAACAAATACACAGTATTTTAGAGACTATATGATTAAAAATTTATCAGGTTTAAATTATCCGATAACTGCCACTGTAACCAGAGTTACAAATGATTCTACTGATACTAATGTACAGAATAAATTTATTTGGTCATCTTTCACAGAAATAACAGCAGAACAGCGAGCTTATGTAGATATTGCACACGTTGGCTTACGTTTTAATGCTGAATCATTTAGATCAATACCAACAAGAACTTATCGAATAAGAGGAATAAAAGTAAAAATCCCACATAATGCAACTGTAAGGTCTGATGGCAGTTTATCTTTTAGTGGTAGTTTTAATGGCACATTAAAAACAGATAAGGAGTGGACAAACGATCCAGCGTGGGTTCTATATGATGTTCTTACGAACACTCGCTTTGGGGCATCCATACCAGAGTCGGCTATAGATAAGTTTGCTTTCTATTCTGCTTCTGAATATAACTCAACACAGATAGATGATGGATCGGGTACTGGATCTACTGAGGCAAGATTTAGTTGTAATGTAAATATTAATAATCAGAAGGAAGCATTTGAACTTATACAGGATCTTTGTTCTGTAATGCGTGTACAGGCTTTTTATGAGGCTGGTAGTATTACGATCTCACAGGATAGACCTTCTGATCCTGTCTATACCTTTAATATCTCTAACGTAACTGAAGGTGGTTTTTCATATAGTAATCAAAGTCAGAAATCTAAATTTACAAAAATAAATGTAGGTTTCTTTGACATGGCAACAACTGCCATTGACTATGAAACAGTAGATGACACAACAGCACAGTCAAGATATGGTATAAAAACACAGACTATAAAAAGCTTTGCCACAACATCAAGAGGACAGGCTTCAAGAATGGCAAAATGGTTGCTCTTTAACCAAAATAATTCTTCTGAAATAGTTAATTTTAATATTACTGCTGAAGCAGGTGTCTTGATACGTCCTGGACAGATAATATCTATAGCAGATGAGGTAAAACAAGGAGTAAGATTTGGAGGAAGGATTACAGCAGCATCGTCCGATAGAAACCAAATAGAAGTAGATAAAATTGATGGTATTACTTTTAATAGTGGAGATAAATTATCAGTTATTTTGCCAGATGGATTATTAGATACAAAAGATGTTACTGGGATAAATACTAGTAATAAAACTATTAATATTTCTGGTACTTTTAGTTCTCAACCTAATACAAATTCAGTTTGGGTATATACAAAAAATACTGTAGAGCCTACAACATGGAGAGTTGTAAACGTACAGGAACAGGAAAATCTTACATTCAGTATCACAGCTGCATCACATAACAGTGGTAAATATGCTTTTGTTGAAGATGGTACAGCATTGCCAACAAAAAACTTTACTTTAATTACAAAGAAATTACCTGCACCAGAAAACTTAACTGCCTCCGAATCACTTATCGTTATTAATAATAAAGCTGTAGCAAGATTATCTATATCTTATGCTGCTGTTAAAGGTGCTATTGGATATTATCTGCAATATAAATTTGATAATGGAAACTTTATAAATCAACAGGTAAAAGGAACTGATTTTGATATAGATAACATTACTAAAGGTAAGTTTGTCATCAGAGTATTTTCAATAAATGCGTTAAATAAACGTAGTGAAAGACCAAATGAGATAGAATTTACATCTGTTGGTAAAACTGCATTACCAGGTGATGTACAAAATCTAAGAGTGGAAACGATATCAGATCAGTTAATGAGATTACGTTTTGATAAATCTACTGATATTGATGTTTTGCATGGTGGAAACGTAGTTGTAAGACATAGCAATTTAACTGATGGTAATGGTACATTTACTAATTCTGTTGACTTAATCCCTGCCTTGCCAGGATCAGTCAGTGAAACGATGTTGCCTGCTATCGATGGTGAATATATTCTTAAATTTCGAGACGATGGAAATCGCCTTAGTTCTGGAGAGGCATCTGTTATTGTCGTGAATCCTGATCCATTACCTAAACTGCTTGTCTTTGATGATAGAGAAGATACAGATTCCCCTGCTTTTGGTGGTACAAAGGTAGATTGCTTTTTCAGTTCAGAACTTAATGGTTTGGTCTTAGGTTCAGATACAAAATTAGATAATATAACAGATTTTGATGCAGTTCTAAATTTTGATTTCTTAGATGGTGCAAATACAACTGATGGTGGTACTTATAACTTTGCAAGTATCCTTGATCTTGGTGCGGTACATCCTTTACGTTTGACAAGACATTTAATAACTCAAGGTTTTTATCCTAATGATTTGATAGATAGTAGAACAGCAAATATTGATACTTGGACTGATTTTGATGCAGCCACAGCATTTGATGTCAATGCAAAATTAACAGTGGCGGTGACTTCAGCTGCACCTTCCAATGGTTCAAGTTATCAGGACAGTGATTTTACTGGTAAGACATTTAATACTTTTGCTAATGGAACTTTTGTTGGAAGAGGATTTAAATTTAGATGTGAGATGATTAGTTTTGATCCCGCACAAAGTATAGAGATAGATCAATTAGGGTATTCAGCAGAACTTGACAGAAGAGTTGAAACCGTAAACAGTGTTATAGCTTCAACAACATCAACAAAATCTGTTACATTTGCAAATTCATTCTTCACAGGTGCATCTGGAACGGATGTTAGTGCTAATTCTGCAAAACCAACTGTAGGAATTACCATAGATAATATGACAGCAGGAGATGAATTTTTCTTGTCAAATATTTCTGGTACTGGATTTGATATTGATATTAAAAATGGTGGTAATAATGTGGACAGGAATTTTAAATATACAGCAATAGGATTCGGACGTGGTAGTTAGTATTGGTTTAGGATATACTTAGATAAAATTTTGGATTAGGAAATGGCTCAAGCTTCAGATTATACAGTTAATAACTCCACAGGAGCGAATGTAAGGCAAGATATAAATACTATTTTTGAAGCTATTGCAACAAATAATTCTGGTGCTTCAGCACCTAGCAACACAAAACCTACACAATTCTTTGCTGACACGACAAATGGAATGTTAAAGCTTCGTAATACTTCAAATAATGGGTATGTAAATTTTAGGAAGCTTGACGGAAGTTTGCCTTTGCCAGATGGCAGTGCTTCATCACCTTCACTATTTTTTGATGACGATACAAATACTGGAATTTTCTCAGGTGGTGCGGATGAAATAAATATTTCAACAGGTGGTGAAGAAAGATTTGTAATAAATTCTTCTGGAAATTGTGGTATAGGGATAGAAAGTCCTGCAAGAATTTTACATCTTCATGAGTCAAGTAGTGAAACATGTCAACTTCATATAACAAACTCAGCAACTGGTACTACTGGAAATGATGGAATATCTTTTGCTTTAGGGAGCGATGAAAGCTTAATTATTAATCAAAGAGAAAGTAATGTTATAACTTTGAAGACTGCTGACCAAGCACGCATGACTATAAATTCGTCTGGAAACGTAGCAATTGGGACACCAAATCCAGATCAAACACTTCATGTTCATAAAGCTAGTGCTGGATCTATAACTTCTCATTCTAATTCTGTTTTAACTTTAGAAAATAATGCTACAGCTATTTTACAATTTTTAACTCCAAGTAACGCAAACGCACAAATACGTTTTGGTGATCCAGCAGATAATGGTGCTGGATTTATTCAGTATAACCATTCAGATAATGCTATTCAATTTGGAACAAATGGGCCAGAAAAAATAAGAATTGATTCGGATGGAAGATTAGGTGTCGGAGAACAACTTCCTAGTGAAAAAATACATATAGCTGATGGGAATCTACGTCTTAAATCATCTAACACATCGGGATATAAAGTCAAAATAGGAAATGCAGCTACTGGAGATGATGATTTCTTAGGGGCTGTTAGTGGTTTTTGGAATGAGAATGAAGTTG